GTCACGAGGGGAGCGGCCCACTCGCAAAACTCAACCGCCGGCCGAACAGCGCACACGAGGCCGTTAAACCCGAGCGCAACAGGGCCTGAATAAGCCCGCTCTGCCGGTTGGCCCGGCACACCTACTCACTCCGCGCCATGCTCACCGCCACTCTCCTGGTGATCTGGAAGCTGTTCCTACCGCTGCTGCTTGTGGTCGCAGTGATCGACTGGCTCACCGCCAGTGACGATCGCCGCGTCCGCGTCCTGCACCGCACCGGTTTGAGCCAGCGACAGATCGCCGACCGCCTCAACATCACCCGTTACCGCGTCCGTGTGGCGCTCGCATCATGATCAACCACATCAATAACGCCATTTGCTGCCTGATCGCCGCAAGCGTGTTTGCCATGATCGGCATCGAGTCCGGTGCCCACCACCAGCCCACCCACTCCGGCACGCAGCAGGTGGTACGGCATGACTGAACTCCACGGTGGAGGTGGCGTGAGCACCATTGAATCCGTCCCTCTACTCAATCCGAACTACGCCTTCGTCTACGCCAAAGTCGCTCGGCATGTGGCGGCCGCTGATGCTTTCTTTATCCATGGCGACGACCACGGAACAAGAAAAGAGTTGGAAGCCGCTATGCAGGCCATCGCAGTCTTTGAGGCGACCTTTACGACTGTTCACTTCACCATCAAGGCCGATGACAACTGACCATCCCATCACCCCACCGCCGGAGCTGATCCAGAAGTGGTCAGAACAGTTTGAAGCAGGGAGATCACTCTATGCAATGTTTGAAGATATTTACAGAGCAGGAGCAGACGCTGAGCTGGAGGCATGTCGCATGGAGATCATTGACGGAGCGGGACTTTTCTACATTGACGAAACCAGTGACCGTGTTCGTTTAGCTGAAGACATCTGGACTGCCCGCCGCCCCAAGGCGCCGAGCTTGAAAGAACAGGCGCTGTTAGCTATTGATACCGCTGTTGCTGATTATCGTATAGCAGCAGATGTCGCCAACATTGTCCGCCGCGCCTTAGGGCAACTCGATGACTGACCGCCGCTACTACTTCCGCATTCAGAGCGCGAACGTGATCGACTGCGTGATGGCTGTCAGCATCACGGACGCCAAAGCAAAAGTGTTTGAGGAATACGGCCATCAATGGCCTGATCTCGAATGGATCAACACCGATACCGTCACCGAGTCGATCATCTATGGCTGATGTAAAAGGCGCCCTCTTTCAATGGCGCAATGATGAACACGATGGCGGCTGCTATGGCGAAGGCATCAGCCGGCCAGCAGCCAAGGCACGCACGCGTCAGTTTCGGCTGATCGTCTATCCGCAAGGCGCACGTCCGATGACATGGATCACACGTGCTGAGAGCAAAAGCCACGCAGTCCGCTACGCACAGAACCGCTGGCCGGGCGCCACAGTGGAGGTGGTGTGATGCTGCGCCACCTGCTGACTGCCGCGCTGCTGCTGGCTGCCATGCCGGCCCACGCGCGATCGGTGACTGCCACGGTCTACGACGGCTGGTACCACGGCCGGCAGACCGCCTGCGGCGGTACCTACGAGCACTGGGGCATCAGCGCGGCGCACCCATGGCTGCCCTGCGGCACGCCGGTGCGCGTCAGCCACCGCGGCCGCGTGCTCACGGTGCGCGTCACTGACCGCTGCGACTGCTCGAGCCTGGACTTGAGCGCCGGTGCTGCGCATCGCCTTGGTGTGCCGCTGGATGGCATCGCAACCGTCACCATCGACCATCCATGAGCGACATCCGCCACCGCATCGAGCAGCTGCTCAGCGACACCAGCGCCTTCACCGCTGGTCAGACTGAGGAGCGCCAGCGCATCCGCCAGCTGATCGACATCCGCATCGACCAGCTGTGCGGCACCGTTGGGATCCGCAACCGCCAGCAGCTCTGCGCTGAGCTGCTCCGCATCCGACAACACCTCGAACCATGAACGCACAACAGCTCGATCAGCAGCGCGCCGACATGATGGACGCGCTCTATGAACGCAGCGGCCGCACCTGCTGCACCTACACCGGCCTGTGGCAGGAGTTCTGCGGCGACATCGCCGCCAACTTCCGCGACACCAGCTACCCCGAGCTGCTTGCCCGCGTGGTGCGTGCCATGGATGCCACCGAGTCGGTGATGACGCAGAAGCAGGCGCAGCAGGCGATCGAGGTGTGCCGCCAGCAGCTGCTGGGGGATAAGTGGCAATGAGCCGGCCATTCAAGACTGGCGAGGAGAACATCGCCGCGATTCTGACGCCGGAGCTGGTGCGCAAGTTGCGCCGGCTCCGAACCGAGGGGTGGAGCTACCGCCAGCTAGCGGCTGAATTTGATGTAGACGAGAAACACGCATGGCGCATCTGCAAACGCATCGCATGGGGATGGCTTGATGACTGACCAGATCAACCCGGATCACTACCGGCAAGGTGGCATCGAGTGCATCGATGCGATTGAGGCTGCCCTGACGCCCGAGGAGTTCCGCGGCTACTGCAAAGGCAACATCATCAAATACACCTGGCGCGAGCGCCATAAGGGGGAGGCGGTGTCGCTGGCCAAGGCGCAGTGGTATCTCCGCCGCCTGCTCGGCAAACTGGAGGGATGATGCACCTGCCCGGCCTCAACCTGCTTGAGCGCGCTGCGCTGTGGCTGCTGGTGCACAGTCCCCGCACCAGTCTGGTGGCAGTGAAGGAGCTGCACTGGCCAACCGTTTTCGTGGCGGCTAACCCGGCCGATCCGGTGGCGGCACACGTCACCTGCGGTGAGCCCGAGCCGGCCAGCATGACGCTCGAGCGTCTCTTCCACCTGCCGAGCTACGGGGAGAAGGAGTGATCAGCCTGCACGCCGGCCGCCTGCTGCTGGTGTGCAGCCGATCCGATCGCAACTGGCACGCGCGCATCGTGCTGGGTCCAAAGCCCGAGCTGCAGATCGAGGCCGACACCGGCACCGTGCAGCTGCAGGAAGCGCTGCTGCGAGCGCAGACTATCTATCGCGCTGCGGTCATCAACTTGCGGCCACCTGATAGCCCGCGCATGTGTTGGGATTGCAAATACTGGGAGATGCGGCACCAGCGGTGCGGGTACGAGTTGCCAGAATCAAAGAGAAGCGGCGGCCGTTTCGCGGCCAGGTGTGACCTGTATGTTCGGTCCTGAGGTGATCAGCCGCACCGAACGCGATGGCGGCAGCATCGAGACGATCATGCCCGTGAAGGGTGAGGTCTACTACCGCAGCTGTGTTGGTGGCGTCTGCCGCTATTCGAGCGATCTGTGGCAGGCGGAGCTGTACCTCGACCATCTGCTCGGCCGCTGATGCTTCACGACGTGCTGATCCTGATGCTCGAGTACTGGGCGACCTGCCTGATTGCGCTGTGGGTGTGCAGCAAGATCTTGCCGTAGCCTCAGCAGGTTCCCGCTCTGCCTCGGCATCGGGCTGTGCAATGGGTTGGCAGGTGGCCGGTCCTCACGCGGTGCCGGCCTCGCCGCAGCCTGCCGCTGCGGTACCGCCTAGATCCTCGAGAAAGGTCTAGGCCGCAAGATTAGCGCCGCTGGTGAGCCACTGCACGATTGCCCACTCGCCGAGTGCTGACCAGAATGGCTGCTGGCGGTACCAGTCCACCCAAGGCTTGTGCCCCTTGGAGCAGTTGCAGCCCATGCAGCAGGCGACCATGTTGCTGGGCACCGTGAGCCCGCCGTGCGCCTTGGGGATGACGTGATCGAGCGTCGGGCTGCGATCCAGATCCGCGCCGCAATAGGCGCAGCGGTAGTTCCAGGCAAGGAGGATCTGATCACGCGCTGATCGCCGGGTGATCAGGCGCGTCTCTTCAATGCGGTGTCGATCCACAGAGATCCGGCGGCAGGGGGACAGCGTTCACCTCGACGTCGATGATGTCTTCATCGGACGGGATGAACTCGGCCATGCGTGAGTAGATCTCCGCTGGCAGATCGTCGGGGTCAGTGTTGGATCTGATGATGAGCTTGGCGGTGATTTCTAGGTAGAACGCCCGCATGGGCTGGCCGCCGCTGGGCACACGGTAGCGACGCGAACAGGATCAGGCCGGTGTGTAGCCGGCCCGTCGTGCGGCAAAGTCTCTACACCTGTGACGCGATGTAATCGTTTTGAAGCGCCTGTGCGTCGTCTTTCCAGAGCGGGCGCATCATGGACAGCTGCTGCCTCAGCAGGTATGTCAAGTTAGCGGCTTCGTTTGCCGCCAGTTGCGATTGGTCGGAATAGGGCTCGTGAGCGATGCGGAGCAGGTGATGCGACACCCAAGCATCGAGGCTTTTGATTGCTTCGAGCAGGGTTTGATCAGCTTCGGTCATGTTGGCGGCAGTAGATGCGCACTTCCTATTGCCGAGCAGGTCAAGGAGCGTGAAGCATTGTGAACAAATCACCCTGATGCCGCACTGTGCACCGTCTGCAGTGTAGATTGAGTGAGTTGAACGCACCTAGACAAATGAATACCCGGACCGCGATCGAGGCGCTCAGCCAGATGGCCACAGTGATCGGCTCTGCCGAGTCAGTTGTGGCTGCCCTGCAGGCACTGCGTGACGGCACCACTGAAGATCAGTGGGATCAGCTCTGCAACAACGAGCTGCTCGATGCCCTCATCTGTGCCTGCATGGATCTGGAAGGCGATCTCGAGGACTAACAAGGAGCCCTGCGGGGCTCCTTTTTTTGTGCCCATCCCCCCTACCCTTCACCCATGCAATACATCCTCCGCATCGGCCCGTGGCACGTCGGGCCGTTCTCGACCCATCAAGCCGCCAGCCACTTTGCTGAATCGCACGGCTGCGACGATTACACGATGATCCCAATGGATGATCCTGCCGAAGCGCCCGGCAAGATCTACCGGCTGCGCATGGCGCCGCTTGCTACCCCTTGGATGCCGTGACACCCAGATCTGCGTTATAGCGGCCGGTCTCTGCATAGCTGCGCTCCACGGTGCCGCTCACCAGCAGGAACTTCATCTGCCCCATACGCAGCCCAGGCCAAATCGGCAATGGATGCAAGCGCCTTTGATTGCGCAACTCCATGGTGAGCCTGCTGCCGAACCACCCTGGATCCGCCCATCCGGCTTCTGCATGGTCCCATCCTTCGCGCGCGCGGCTCGACTTCAGGACAAACTGAGCGCCGACGTGGTTCGGCAGGTTGAAGATCTCCTGAGTTTCAGCCAGGAAGAACTCACCAGGCTGAATCCAGAACGGATCCTGCTGCGTGTGGCCATGCAGCTGCACCTTCTGCAGCTCTGGTGTGCTGGCCACCTCCATCATGATCTGACCGCCGAGCGTCACGTCATAACTGGCTGGATTCAGCTGAGATTCGTTGTAAGGCGACAGCATGGAATGCTGTTGGCACAGCCGGCGGATTTCGTGATCAGGTAGCAGCACAGCAAATAGCGGTAGCATTGGGGTGCTCCAGCGGGTTGCCGCCCCTGAAGCGTGACCACCTGCAATCACCAGGCGATGACCACCAGCGTAGAGGTGTGGAAGCCCGTTGTCGGCTATGAAGGGCTTTATGAAGTTTCGGATCAGGGACGGGTCAAAGGGCCTAAAGGATTTGTCAAGCCCAAGATTGGCCGAAACGGCTACGCAAGAACCGAGCTATGGCGCAAAGGGGATCGTCACAGACCTTCTATCCATAGGCTGGTTGCACAGACTTTTATTCCAAACCCACACGGCAAGCCGCAAGTCAACCACTTGGATGGTGACAAACTGAACAATTCCGTTTCAAATCTCGAATGGTGCACTGCGCAGGAAAATGCGCTTCACGCCGTCGCCCTTCATGCTCGCCACGGCGAAAGGGCCACAGGAGCAAAACTTAGCGAAAGAGAAGCCATTGCAATTTTGGTGATGCTTGATAAAGGGGTGCCTGGCAAGTGGCTAGCAGACCTGTTTGGCATTACCAATGCACAAATCAGCCATTTACGTCTTGACCGTCAATGGCGCACGCTCAAGCGTAATCCCAGCGACGCCGTTTGCCATCAGCCCGCCGGCCCAGATGAATGAATTGCGGGGCTGCATAGCCCAGCGAAAATGGCCATTCGCGCTCGCACCAAGCTTGAACGGCCATCATGTCGGCACCGTCAATCACAAAATCCACTGCGCCTTCCTCAGGACGGCTGTACAGATGTTCTGATTGGCTTGCACCACCAACCTGCGCATTGACTTTTGGATTGCGATAGCCGCTGGTGATGATGATCGGCTTCCCGCCAAATGCAGTGCGAGCACGCTCAAGGAATGCAGCCAGCTCTGCTGCTGTGTCGAGCTGATGCTGATGCTCGAAGCGCCGCGCCTCCTGATCGAGAGCGAACTCTCCCAGCCTGATGTGCGGCGTGATCCGTGCGCTGAACGAACTATTCGGCCGCAGCTTGGCAGTCTCTGGTTCTCCCGCGGTCTGATGCTGGCCCCATAGCTTGCCTTCTGCCCTGCGGCGCCGCAGGAGGCCAGCCTCCACGTTGGTGCCAGGGTTGCGGTAGAGCTCAAGTGCTGCGGGCACATCAGCCCAGTCACGATCACGCAGGCACCTGCTGATTGTCTCGAACCCAGTGGAGCCGTAGAAGCCAGCGCCAAGGTTGTAGGCGAAGCTGACCAGCGCAGATCGCTGGTTGTCATCCATCGCTTTCCAATGCGGCACTGTGGTGCGCAGTTTCTCAGCGATGCGATCCACCTCAAGGCGCAGCAACATGTCAGCCTCGATCACATTGATCTTGTCGCCGCGCTTCACGGGCGTGCCGCTGCTGTAGCGCGTGGTGCCATAGCCGATCGTCCACGGCTCACCACCACTGAGCGGGTCAGGGTAAGCGCTGAGGTGACAGCCCTCAAACTCCTTGATCAGTGCGATGGCCGCGGCCAGATCGGTCTGCTTGCCGTCTTGGCTCCAGGTTTGAAACCAGTCCCGATCGCGCCGCATCACAGCGTCGTAGCTGTTGGCGACTAAATCGGTCTCGAGCTGCTGGATTGCTGCGGTCTGATGCGGCAGCGCCTTGTAATACCTGAACAGCTGCTGCAGGGTGATGGGCGCATCGTTCGCCATGGTTCAACCGCGCTGCTTTGGGAAGATCAGCCGCAATGCCTGCAGCAGCAGTTGCAGCCAGCTGTTGGACTTAAGTGGTGATACGGCGATGATCTCAGAGCCTGCTGCAACAACGATGGCAATGATCGCAACGGTAGTTGCCTGATCCATGATCAGCAGGCTGGCGGACGTGCTTCCAACTTAGAGACGCGCTGCTCCACCGTCGATAGCCGGCCGAACGTTTCCTTGCGGTCTTCCTTGATGTCTTGATGCAGCACCTCTAGCTGCGTAGCAATGTGCTCCACAGCTGAGGTGAGTCTGATTACCGCCTCACGGGCTTCATCTGATTTGCGGCTGAAGCCAGCAGCACCCATAGCTGCAACTGAAATTGAAGCGCCAGCAATGGCGGCGATCACTTCGACCATGGCGCCATGGTGGTACCTGTTCAGCTTACCGACCCTGCCCGCGCCAAGGCTTCTTACCACGACGCCGCGGCCGTGACCGCTGGCCATAGCCTTGGCGCGTGGTCTTAGGTGGCCCGACATGATGCTCGATGCGAGCGGTGCCGGTCTTGGCTTTAGTGGCCATCAGTTAGCCCACGGCAGACCCTGCCCGGTAATGGGCTGTCGCTGCTGATCGATCTGCTGCTGGAGTGCGGCCTCAATCTCGGCGACTTTCTGACCGGTCAGCTTGTGCTGCACCCATGCAACGGCGATCTCTAGCGTGAGATCCGCGAAAGGGATCATCAGATCCGGATCAGGCGCATCAAGGCCGATGGAGCCATAAGCTCCGGCGCTGTATGTACCATCGTGCGCATTGACCGTCCAGTGGATCGTGGTCACTGCACCATCGGCGAGCTGGCGATCCATATTGGCGATCGCCCAGGTGAAGGTGGTATTAGCCATTGAAGTGGTGGTGATGGGAGAAGTTTAGATGTGGCACAATGACTAGCTCAATCGATAGGTCACAAACGTGTTCGCTGCCGTGCGTCGTGAAGCAAAGCGCCCGGATGTACCTGTGGCAACCGAGCCCGAACCCACGATGGTGTGAGCAGTACCAGCCAACACACGCACTAAGCTTGGGCCTGTGTTGATCACGCTCCACTCAAAGGTGAAATTGTCGTAGGTGCCGACAAAACCGGCTTGAGTGTCTGTGCCAGTGGGCAGCGTCATGTCGGTTGCCGCTGCTGACGTACTGGTGATGATGCCAGTCTTAAGGTTGGCAACAGTTAGTGTTGCAGTGGCAGGAACGGCAGCAGGAGCTGGCTGGTCATGTGCAATTACACCGTCGTTGGTAATACGGAAACGCTCTACAGGAGTGGCAGTACCATCTGGTGTGGTGCTAAGAACGATCCGGCCCGGCATGTCGTTGGTGCCAGGGGTGCCGTCTACTTCGGCAAGGATTTCTGCCGCTGTAATAAAGTTTATTCCATCATCGCCAGCGAAACGAATGTTGCCTAAATCGTCGTTATCTAAGACAACACCACCGGTAGCATTATTAACGGCACTGCGCGATCTAGCAAAAAAGAAACGCGGCGCAACAGTTTGTCTTCCTGATCCGCCTGCATTTCTATAGCAGTACAGACCTGCCGAATACTCATCCAATGTGGAACCAACACCCGAACGAACTAAACCGGGAGTAAGTGTTTCGATTGCAGGAGGCGTAGTAGTCGTGCCAACTAGCAACCTGCCGGAGCCGTCAATGCGGGCTACTTCGGATCCATTGCATTCAAAAACATGTGACGTTTCTGCTGAGTCATTCTCAGCGTCAGATTGATATTTGATAACACCAGTTGAAATCAGATGTAGTACATCCAGATTGCTAACACCTTGCTTAATGTAGCCACCATTGGCGTCCGCGTAAATCTGAACACTACTGGTATTCGCTACTTCTAACTGGGCACCAGGGCTTGTGGTACCAATGCCTACGCGCCCACTTGCATCAACGGTCAACCTCGGCGTACCGCCCGTACTTATAGCGACCTGATTAGCACCCACTGAGTACAAGCCTGAATCAGGGTCGCCGGTCCAGCTATAGGCCGGTGCTGCAGCGGTGCCTAGCGAGACTGCCTCGATCTGTCCAGTCGAATCGATCCGCAGTCGCTCATTTCCGCCGGTGGCAACGGAGATCTGATCGGATCCTGGCGAGTAGATCCCAGAATTTGGATCCCCGGTGAAGGTCAGCGCTGGAGCCGTTGCGCTGCCTAGTGGATAGCTGAATCGCTCGCTGCTAGTCCACGCATCGGTGGCATCAACCCAGTTGATCGTCTTGTCAGTTGCGCCTTTGAGCGTGATGCCACCACCATCTGCTGTGATTTCGCTTGGCGTGGTGACATCGCCAAGGATGATGTTCTTATCTTCAACAACCAGATTGGTGGTGTTGATGTTGGTGGTGGTGCCGTTGACGGTCAGATCACCAGCAATCGTGACCGCTGCATCGAATGTGGCGGCCCCTGTTACGTCCAGCGTGCCAGGTATGTCTACGTTGCTGGCCCACTCCACCCCGGTGCCTGCTGCATCGGTCTGCAACAGTTGCCGCGCTGCGCCATCGGCTAGTTTGCTGACGGCAATTTCAGCAGTTGCGCTGATGTCAGCGTTAGTGATTGGCGCGCCAAATGGCTGGTAAGCCAATGCAGTCCATGCAGTGCTGCCATTGCCGATCTTGATCTTGCCTGTATCCGTCTCCCGCCCAAGTTCGCCAGACAATAGCGTCGGATTGGCCGATGTCCAGTTGGCAGCGGTATCACTGCGCAGCTTGAGACGTACGTTAACCGTTGTTGGTGTGGTCACCCCTGAGCGCCTGCGCTATTTAGCACCAGTATAGGGTTGCTGCCTCCTGCTTCAAGAATGAATGGAGCATTGCCTGTGAAAATCAGTGAACTAAATGCTGCGGTTGCAGGGAGAACAGCGCCGCCACAATCAAGGATATAGAGCATCTGCACGCCTTGCAGCACACGTAGGTTGACTGCAACATCAAAGTAGACGCCCTTATGGGTTTCCTCTGGTGGCGCGTTGTATCGATAGATTGAATCTGATGAAACTACGGTGGCGCCTCCCCACAGTGCGATTGGCACATCAAACGTGCCATGGGTGCCGCTTGAATCAGCGTAGTGTTGACGGATTAGGTTGATCTGCGATTGCCTGAGATTCGCGTATGTAAGAGTGAGATTGTAGTTGTTGATCGTGTTCGACAATTTAAAAACAATCGGCCCCGCCATGGTTGCGGTTTCAACCGTGCTTGATAGGCCCAGATCATAGGAGATCGCGTCGGGTTGTATCGATGGAAAGGTCGCCATGGCTAGATGTTGTATGGAGGAATCAGTTCCAGCTCAACTTCTACGTCGATGCTGCTGCATGTTTCACTCATGCTAGGCGGCCGTGCATAAATCCACTGGTGTGCAGCAGGCAGGGTCAATCCTGAAGCAATGAGCGTGATGGCATCCAAATCAAACGGGATAAATCGATTGTGCGTGTTGTAGTGAGCAATGATGGCATTTTGATCTGATCTGCTGATGGCATTGAATGTCAGACGAATCGTGGTCGAAACCGACCCATTGGTATGGCGCACGCTGGTTTCGTTGCCGTTGAGCACCATGATCGCAGTGCTAGGTGTAGCGCCTGGCGTATAGGTGCGTGTTTGTGGCTGTAGCGCAGGGAAGGTAGCCATTAGTTTATTGTGACGGTTAAGTTTTCTGAGAATGTGTTGGTGTATGACTGGATATCATTGACAGTTTGCATTAGGCCTTCCAGGAACCCGTAAGTTAGACAGGTGCTGTAGAGAGAGACAGGTTCAGTTACCCCTCCGGTCGTCGTTAAGAACTCAACCGTTACGCTGTAACAGAATAGGTTTTGCTCTCCTGAGCAAGCCGTAACCACAGTATTAGATGGCCAATATCTAATCAGCCTATATGCCTTGGCTGTGCCAGGGGATGTTACGCCGGCTATAGTCCATGTGTCACTGAACCCCGCCTGGTAAGGGGTTCCGTCAGAGCAACGGATGCCTTGCGATTGCGTCCGATTCCACGTTCCACTTATGGAATAAATACCAATTCCCGTGCTTGTCCACGCCGAAGATGGTATTGAAGACGAAGTAAAAGCTAACCCATACCCGGTATAGGATCCTGAATCAGGGCACCTGCCTCTTGCGTAAACAGTTTTACCGGAATCTTCAAGCTGCCACGTATATGTGGCCGCGACGCCTTCAGATACGATCGTCTCCTCGCCCGTGTCTGGATCAACCAGCACCCATTCTGTGTACATACCAGGGCATGATTCTTCTAGCTCCAATTCGTCGCCTGGCAGTGGCTCACCGCCTGGGCCAGTTGGGCCTGTTATCTCAGGATCAACCGGCTGATCTAGCGGGTCGGTTGGATTACTAGGTCCGTTATCAGGATTGGGCGGCGCTTCGGTCAACGGATCAGGCGTCTCGCCAGGTGGTGTTGTCTCTGGCGCATCCGGTACGTTGTATTCAAGATCCTCTGGGTCTGGCAGATTAGGGTCAACATACGGATCCGTTCCTATTGGCGTCGTATTACCCGCCCGTCCCGGAATATCACACGTGAATGCGCCGCGACCTGTTGGCAGCGTATAGCCAGGCGCTGTAGCGTCATTAACGATCAATGCAAGAATGCTTTGGCCAGAGCCATTGACTGGAAAGTGCGTGAGGTCAAGCTCAACAAT